CCCTCCTGTAGCCGCATTAGTGGCGGTAGAACCGACACAGTTTTTGAAATGACAACCAGTAATCGTTGTCCCAAAAGCGGTTTTGGTTGAGCCATCATCGTCAAGCAAAATCCCTCCTCCTGTTGAACTGCCACCGTTAAAGCCTAAATTGGCAATTAAACAGCCTGGGGCTCTCACCGTCAAAAGGGCGGTTGAGCCAGAACCCTTTTTAATTTGGGGTAATCCCCCTTGGGTTCTCCCTGTTCCTACCCCAATAAGGGCAAGACCAGCGTGAGTAGCAGGAATAATCACCGTTTCCGCATAGCTTGAGGGGTCGGTTGCTCCCGCTGCTATTGTCTTGGGGAAAACATAAACCGTATCCCAAGCGCTGGCGGCCGTAACTGCTCCCTGAATAGTCTTTTTTGCGTCTCGGGGCGTTCTTCCCGAATTATTATCGCTTCCCTTGTCGCCATCAACGTAGAAGGCGTGACCATCACGTCTTAAAAGCCTTCCCGCTCCAGCAATTTTGTGAAGCTGGATTTCTGCCTCGTTCGCAATATTTCTATCGTAAATCATCTTTTCTCACCTCCTTTTTTGTCTCACTCGTAAATTATTCATTCAAAAAAGATGAGGGCCGTAACTCATCACAGTTTACCCCCCTTGCGGGGATACTCGTGGGCTGGTTAGTGCCTGCCCTTTCACGGCTTTTAGGTCAGCCAACCTCGTGTTGAGTAAGAAAGTAACACGATACTTCCTTTTATTCTACGTCCCGCAAGAACGAATGGGCTCTTGGTTTATCGGTTGCCAGGTCTGAATACCAGTAGAGAACCGCCTCATAAGCGTCAGAGTTAGAAACCCTTGACAGAATTGCGCCATCCTCATCCATCCAGTCCCAATCGCTCATCTGCATAATTTGCAGATGGTCGGTGTCAACAAAGAACACCGTGTTGGGCGGACAGTCAGTATCCGAAACCCAAGGTAAACCGCTGTATTCTAAAGCCTTGAAACCACCGTCCAAATCAAGAGTATTCACAAACCGCTTGTCGGCCACGACAAGGGAAGCATATTTATCTCTTAAATCTGAGCCGGAGATTATCATCTTAACTTGGCCGCCATTTTTCTCTACGGCTGTTATTGCTTCTTGAATTAAATCCAAGGTCAAATCACGGTTAACACCGCCGTTATCGTCATTGGCAAAAGTGGAACATTTCCACCAAGCATAGCTGCTTCTGGAAAGGCCGTGGAGTGTCGTTACATAAGTGCCGTCATCCACAATCCCCTTCAGCCCCATCATCTCGTAAGAATCAGAGGGGGTAACTCCCGCGCCATCGGTAGAATTAGCCCGCACCACCCAGTCATTATCCTCAATATTAGCATCAAGAGCGGCGGAGACGGTTACTTGAGTATCGCTGTCAACAGAGGTGATAACCACATCGCTATCGTTAGCAACGCCATCATCATCGCCGACAATATCAATTACCATGCCGTCAAAAAGATACATTGTGCCAGGAGAATCTACCGTTAAGGTCGTGCCCGTGCTAGGGTCGCCATTGACTAAACAACGCCGTGAAGTGCCATCGTTAAACAACTGGTAGTTAATCTCCTTTCTCAAATCGGCAGTAATGCCTTTGATTTCGGAGTCCAGGGCACGGACAATCGCTCCCGTGTCGTTTCTTGAAGCGGCCATCACCGGTCCAGAAACCTGAATTCTTCCCCGATGGAACTTAACATTGCCATAGGGATTTTTGTATTCCTGGTTGCCAGCGGTCGGTAAATCCGTCTCCGCTCCCGAACCAACACCAGAACTTCGTCCGTAGTGAGCCACTAATTGCCACTGCTTACCGGAAACATCTCTCTCATTCCTGGTTAAAGTATTGAGAAGGATTGTTTTGTTGTTTAACTGGTCTCTAACTACAGGTAAATAATCTATCTTTAGAGCCTCGTCAAAGTTGGTTAGATTTTGTGCCATATATTTTCACCTCCCTTTTCCTTATCACTTAAGTAAGATACTTATAAGGACAACTAATGAGGAAAGTTAGGCGAAAATCAAAGGCTTCTTATCCTTGCTTCAGCGGCTCTTGAGGCCTCTTCGAAGTCTTTTGGAGTTTTCTTTTCTGGAGTGTGGGAGGTCTTGCCCGTGCTCTCTGTCTGCAAACCACCTTTTTGTTTTTTGAGAGCTTCCTTAATTGAGTAATCAAGGAACTCTTCTTCGTGCATTTGCTTAAACAAAGACCGTGGGTCAAAGTTCTTATTGTTTTCTTTCTGCATTTCTCTAAGAACTTCTACCCTGTCAAACTTTGGCCTGCCATCACCACCAGGAAACTCTTTTTCCAACGCTTCCATTTGGCGGTCAAAAGCCTCTTCCGCTTCTTTCCGTTGAGACTGGGTATAGATTTCTTCTTTAACCCTTTCTATCTCGGGGGAAACAATTTTAATAATTGCTTCCTTTACCTCAGGGGCAACGTTTTTGAGAACGTCGCTTTCCTCAACAGAATTTCTTGCTTTTGCTTCTGCCTCGGCTTTCCTTGCCTCTTCAGCTTTCTTAAATTCAGCCAGCTGTTGAGAACGCCTTGTGAATTCAGGATAGAAGTTCTCTTTCCATTCTTTGCTTAATTCCTGAGCGGGAACTTTACGCCCGTCAGGCAATTCAAAGAGTTCTTCTGTTTCCTTCTCTTCACTCTCGTTTGACTTCTCTTGTTCCTGAACTTGAGTATCGGCAGGTCTTTCGATTACTTTTCTTCCCGTTGTTCTTTCTTCTTGCTCTGTCCCCTCCTGCTCAAGCTCAGTCTTTTGAGACTGGTCTTCGTCCATAATGTTATTAACTGCCCAAATAGGGCTTGGTTATATTTTCATTATATAACACTGCTTTTCAACTTGTCAACTCTTTTTGTAAATCTGCTTCAAAGCCTTGTCGGCAACGGGGTCGGTATGGGAGGAAACTCCCGTCTTTTGAGCCACTTTGCCCGTCGGTTCCCAGCCGTGAGCCACTCCTCTCAAGAGGTTGGCTTGGCGTTCGGCCTTGGCTTTGGTAGTTTTCTTAGCGGAAACCTTGCCTCCGTGGCTAACTTGATAACCGCCCTTAACCTTTCTTACTTTTACTGGCATTTTACTCACCTCCTATTCCTTGCGCTTGTAATTCTCCCTGAACATGCTGGGTAATAATTTGCTTAATTTCCTCAGGGGCTTGGGCAAAAATGTTTGTGTTGGTAAAATCAATATGAGCTTGGGTATGATTTATATCCGCTCCCTCGGTAGGCGGCAGGGGTTCGCCGTTCATCATCTGGGTATTTTCCTTATCGGCCAAATCCGCCATTTTTGTTTCTTCCGCTCCGCCTGTTTGTCCTGCTGGGGCCGTGCCTCTCCTTCCCGCTATCTCCGCCTTAAGAGCATGTTGTTCCAAGCGTTCCTCCCGAGCCTTAGCGGAAAGCTCTTCAATGTTGGGAAACTCAAACTGACGAAGCACTTCCTCGGCAGGAATTATCCCCGCTGTCGCCAGCTGAATGAGGGTTTCCCGTTGAGCGTCTAAGGTATAGCCAAGCCAAGAACCGATTTTAACAATTAGTTCGTCCTCGCCCGTAACAATGGTTGCTCCCTTCCTCTTTGTCCCCGCCTTGCCGCCAATAACCCGCAGATGGTCGGTTTTCTCCCCCTCAATGGTTTCAGGTTCGGCAATCTTGGCAATTCTTGAGGAAACGTATTTCTTGGAAACAATATCCAAAATCCCCTTTCCTAAAACACAGAGAAACGATTCCAAGGCCATTTTAATTCCCGCCAAGTTGTTGGAATCGGCCGCCTGAAGAGCCTCTAAGGTTTTCCCCGACCTTGCTCCAGCGGGCAGGCTTCCCAAGGCCGCTTCGTGGCTTCCCATATCGTCTTCAATGTAAGAGGCGAGCTGGTTGCTAAGAGAATCAACCGTTTGGGGGAGGGGGTAGGGAACAAATTGCTCAAATTTTCTCCCCTTATTAACCTCAATTACCTCGCCGCTCTCGTTGGTAATTGTTTTTACGCCGTGGCCGACCTCGGCAATCAGCCGATAAATTAAGGCTTGGTTGACATACATAATCTTTTGGGAAACCGAGCGGTCAAGAGCCTTGTTTAAGGGGATAGCGTCGGCTACCCAAGAGCGGTGATAAACCTGAAGCGGGTCAAGAGGAATTTGGAGAAGATAAATGGGAAAATCGCTTCTATCCAGCGGCTCTTCCCTTAAAACTTGGCCGCCAGCGTAGGTAAAAAGAAAAATGTTGCCCCCTTTCTTGTTGGGTTCATCTTCCCAGAGGAAAAACTCTTTAACAGTGGCTCTTTTAATTTTCTTTTCCCCAACGCCTTGTCTTTTGGTAATCAAACGGGCTTTAAGAGAAGAAACGGCAATTTCATCATCGGCCTTAACTTGCTTTCTGGCTTTCTTGTCATAACGCTCGTCAGCGGCAATCTCATCAAGAGGGCGGCTGACGGTTTTGGCGATAAAACGGCCGACAACCTTGCCATAAATTACTTCCGCTTGGGCATCGCACCAAATATCAAAAGAGTCGTGGAGCTTAACCACCACTTCACCCAAACCCCCATCGGCCTTGTCGTCCCAGTCAAGCTCTACCCAACCGACCGAGGTATCCAGAGCCTCGCTAACGACTCCCGCCACCACCGACTCAAGGTGGAGCTTGCGGTAAAGGTAATCCAAAAACTTCCCCACCCGACGGGCGTTGTCAATTGTTTCCTTGTCATCATCGCCAGGAACAGTAACCCACTTGGGGTAATAACGGGTGGAATAGTTGACAATCGCTCTTTTCCCCGCCTTCACCTTGTTGACCACAATTCTTACCTCGCCTGGCTTTCGGGGCGGCGTTTCAATGGTGTTGGTGACGTAGTTGTAGGCGGCGTAGTGCTGGCCGTCAAGGAACATCTTGTTAAGATACCACTCAAAGTCTTTTTTGTGGCGGACTTCCTTGGCGTCGGTCAAAAGCTCCTCGCAATAGGCGATTTTTTCCTCGTCGGCGGCGTTTTCCCAGAGCTTGCCGTGGCTATTTATTTTAATCATAGATTATCTTTGGCGTTAATTAGTTTCTCGGTGCTTATTTCTTCAAGGGGGCGATAGGGGTCTTTGACGCTCTCGGCGGGCTTGGGAGGGGGTTCGGTTGCCTCCTTATACTCCTCAATGTTTCGGCTCATCAGCTTCATCTGGAGTCGTTCCCTTTCCCGACGGTTGGCAATATCCTGATAGACAATATAAAAAAACTCGGCAATGATAATGGCGGCAAGTAGGTAAATCATCAAAAGTATTCTCCCAAGACGGGGTCAACATAGACCCGCTTCTTGTTAAATTTTTCCATTAGCTTTCTTTCCAGATTGCTTTTTGGTTCAGGCTTTTTCTCTTTTTCCTCGGCGGGAGCAAAGCCGATTTCTCCCACATCGGACAAGGCGTCAATCAGGTCGTCGTGCTTTGATTTGGGGAAGTGAATCAGCTCCTCTTCCAAATCAACCATCTCCTCCTTAATAAATATTTTACCACTTTCAAATCGGGGCTGTAAAGTCGCCCGCAAGCGGCCCTCTTTTTGAACGGCCGCCCTTGTCTTGATTTCCGTTAAGGGAAGAAAAATGTTTCTCCTTTCCTCCTCAGCGTTAATGGGGTCAAGAAGGGCTTGCGATTGGCCGATAACCTCAATGCTCATTGTCGTCGGCTTATGCCGCTGGTAGGCGGCAAAAATCTCCTCAATCATTTCCCCCACCGTCCACCTTCCCCTTCTGGTCTCCAAAACATACCAGTTGTTTTTCTCGTCAATTCCCACGGTAACAATAGCGGTATAGTCGGCGCTGGTTTTTTGGGAAACGGCGGGGTCAATGCAGGTAAAAATCTCTAAGTTTTCGGGGGCTTCCTGGTAATACTTAATTTGCGATTTCTTGATTAAAGCGGTATCCACATCAACGGGGTTGTTAAGATAATAGGCGGAGAACAAATAAGAGCCGTGGAGTTTTCTTAACTCCTCCAGTTTTTTCTCATCAAACTGTTCAGGGAAATAAAGACTGCCATCGGGATTGTAAGCGCCCCTGATATAGGTGTCCACCTCGCTCTTAAAGTTATCCAAGATATAGGAGTAAAGCTCGTAATAGGAAAAGCGAGTGCCGATAACCAGCATAATGCCGTGAGGGTCAAGCAAGGAGAAAGCTCGCCGCCACCAATCGATTACCTTATCCGCCTGATAGCGAGTGGCTGAATTTTCGGGATTAACAAGGTCGTCACAAATGATAATTTGATAGTGCTGGGAGACCAAGTTTCCCCCCACCCCAGCGGCGGTCACGGTGGCTTCTCTGACTCCTCGGCTTCTTCCTTTGACAATCAGCTCATCCTCATTCCACTTTAACCTCTTATCATACATATCCCCGTAAAGAAGGCGATAGGTTTCGTTGCCCATAATGTGCTGCTTAATCTCCCCCAAGAAGCGTTGGGCATTATCAAGGGTGGCGTTGGCGATTAAAATCCGCACATCCCTGTTTCTGGCAATTTCCTGAAGAGACCAGCCCACGGTAAAGAAAGTTGATTTTAGGCACATCCGAGGCACTAAAACCATTCTAATTCTGGAGCGGGAGCTTGAAAACCAAGACGCCCATTCCCCGTGGACGTGGGGAACAAGCAGGCGTTGGCGGTCGGGGCGGCCATCCTCCAAAATATGCTTGTTTAAAAAAAACAGGTCTTCTAAACCCCGTTGTTTTTTTTTAATTAAAAGATGCCGATAAAGTTCAAGCTTTTTCTCGTCCATTTTCCAAAAGAGCAATGACCGCCTCTCGGCTCATTCCTACCCGATAGCCTTTTCCCCTGGCTTCTTGGCGAAGCTGTTTCCAACTTAACTGCCGATAATCTACTTTTTCTTCCTCTTCCTCCTCCCGATACTCTTCCAGCCCCGTTCTTACCTGATTTAGGGCATGGTAGGCAACAAAACCGTCTAAGGTTCGTTTCTCTCCAGGCTCAAAGAGGTAAAGCCTTCCCCCGCACATAAACTCAACCTTTCTTCCTGTTTTGTTTATCAGCGTCTTTGGCTCGTATTCCATTTTTCTCCACCTCCTTTTTCTTCTCGACTAACTTAACGCTCACCACCGAGAGCAAGCCTACTCTTGGGCAGCCCCTGTTAATACAGGTAAAGAAGAGAAGCTTTTCCTTTCCCATCTCTATCTTCTGAAGCGGTTGGCGGCAGTAAACACAAAGGTCTTCCATATGGTTAGTTTAACTCTTCTTTTATCCTTATTTTCTTAACAATCGCTAACGGCTTACCGTAGCGGGTTAAGAGAATAACCGAGAAGCGGTCTAAGAAATGACTGGCTCTTTGTTGGAACTGCCTTACGCTTACTCTCTTCATAACAATTCTATTATAGCATAAGAGTGTAGTAAGATAAATAGGTGGGGAAAATTTTAGAAAAATTTTTGGGAGGAGAGGGGCTCTTTCTCCTAAGGGGGAGAAATGTGTTGTAAGAAGTAATGAGGGAAAATTTTGAAAAAAATTTGTTGCGAATGAGGAGCGAAGCTATTTAGAGGAAGAGAAAAAATTAGAAAAAATTAGAAAAAATTTGTGCTACGAACGGGAGCGAAGCCAAATTCGAATTTTAAAATTCAAACGCCCAATCGCCCCTACCCCCCCTATGCCTAACTGCGTATAATTGCTATTATACCTTATTAAATAGCTTTGCTATACCCCTTAGCTTTGATTTTAACCCTGCTTTTGCTAAATAACCCCTGCTAAATAGTTAGCAATCCCATTTATTACAGGATAACAAAACAGTAACCGCTTGTTTTTGCTCCGGCCGGTGGGACTTTTTGCCTTTTAGCTTCAGTTTTTGGCTTGCTTATTTTCCAAACCTTACTAATTATCAGCCGCTTATAGGATAATGGCTTAAGGGATAGTCTTAACCCTGCCAATCGTTGCTATAGCTATAACCTTAGCTAAACCCTGCTATAGGACTATATTTTGATAATTAGTTAAATTTGATTTCAGCGGTGGCAATTCCTGCCTTTTAGCTTCACTTTTACCGGCGCTATTTTCTCAAAACTTGCTTAAAATAAGCCGCCTATAGGATATTCCCAGCCTTTCGGGGGTAAAATGGCGGCTTTTTGGCGGGGTATGTTGGTATTGCTTTTAATTTTTCGACCGTTTTAGAGGCATTTGGTGAGGGGGTAAATTCACGGCTTCAGCTCTTTTTGTAGCTCTTCAATACGCTTATTTAGCTCTTCTTCCTCTATATCTACATTTAAATTTAGATTGACGCTCTCGCTTTGGACCCGCTCCGGTTGATATGCTCCCGCTATCTTGTTTATTTCTTGAATATAACCAAGCCTAATAGTGTAATCATCCCTTTTTTTGCCTGTCTTAGCATCCAGCCCCTCATTTAACCGCTTTTCTACTTTGCTATTTTTACCGATTATTTTTCTTTTTGTTAGTCCATCAATTAATGCTTGTCTAAAGTTTTGCTTATGTAGGTTTTCCACTGCCATGCTGTTAGCAACTTCTTTTTTAGCGGTGTATATCTTTGCGGTGCTCTTTGCCGGACTTAACCCGCGGCCCTGCTCTATATCATTCAGCATATCAGCAATTACTAACTGCTGTTTTGTGCTTAACCCGTAGGGATTGCTTTTTGTTACTTTTATCTTTGGCATACCTTTATTATATCATTAATTTACCCCTTGACAATTTAAACAACTTATGATAGAGTTAAGATAATACAATAATAATACAATGAAAACAATTAAAAACAAAACCAGCCTCCGATTATCTTCTTCTTCTACCCGCTTTCTTGACGATTTACCCGCTTTTGACTTGCTATTTCCAAAACAGCCCACGCCGGACGATGAAGAGGATTTGAAAACCTTGAAAAAGTTTGAAACTTTATTAAATTTAAAATAAAGGGAGGTGAAGAAGAAGAAAATGAAAACTATTAAATGGGAAAACCCTAATAAAATGATTTTTGAAAGCCCGCATAAAACTTTTAATAAACAATGCCGGCTTATCTGTATAGGCAATCAGCTTGGTGATGTAGTCTATTCCAATTATATTAGATGCTACTACGAAACTGAATGTAATGGCAATAAATGTCAGCCAGGAGAGTTACAAAATTATGACTTGACAAAGAATATGGTAGGAAAAGACTTACCGGATTGTATAAGAAGGGAAATAAAGGAAATGCTTGGTGAAGATAAGACGGGGATAGTTTACCATTTCCACCACTGGAATAGAGGAAAAAGAATTGATGACGGTATTGTTTTAACCACCGCAGACGATAAACCAAAACTACTAAAGGTTTGGTATTTGAATAGGAACTGGAAAGCGCAAGATGCGGTTAATGAGGCGATAAAATATATCGCTGATTAGTTTATAGGCTTGTCATACATCGGGTATGATGACAAGCCACAAAAGAAAATAAAGAAAAACAAAATAAGCAAGTTTAAGAACAGCGAAAAGGAGGTGAGAAAAGATGATAACAGACAAAGAAGAAGCCAAAGAACTATTGCTTGAATATAGCAACAAAGGACTAAAGGGATTAAAAGAAGCCCGCAAGAAGGGAGAACTTGATGACATCGTGGCCGAAATTGCTGACGCAAGAGTTGACATATACAACAGCGATTTATTGGACTGGTTAAGGGAAGGGCTTAATTATCAGATTGTTGAAGAAGCCATTGATGAAATGGGTTTTCCCACTAATGAAGATGGAACAGCGGACATTATAAAAGCCATCCAATACGGCCAATATAGAGCAAATGAAAATCTATTACATGAGGCGGTGGAGGAACTCTTAGGATAACCCAGAGGCTTGCTATACATCGTGAATGGTAGCAAGCCACAAAAGAAAATAAACAAAAGTAAAGCAAGCAAGTTTAAGAACAGCGAAAAGGAGGTGAATAAAAAAATGGGAAGATATTATAGCGGAGA